GGATGCGGGTGCGGAATCGTTGGCGCGGTGGACCTGGGAGACTTCACGGCGGTCTGTTGTCGCCAGGACGAATGCCCGCATCTGGACAGGCAGATGCCCGAGCCCATGGGCGAGGTGCAGGGAGAACCGATCACGCTCCGCAAGCTCAAGGGTGTGACGTGATGATCCAGATCCGCATCTGGCTCAACTGCGGTGCGCGGCATTGCAACGAGACCGGCGCATACTGTGGGTGGCTCATGAAAGTACACTCCCACTACCGCACCGCAGGATCGTACTGGTGGTGCGGTCTGCACCGAGAGGGACTACAGCGCGACGGCAAAACTTTCGTGCGCAGGTGCCAGACGTGTCTGAACGCAGAACGGGGGATCTCGCACGAGGAGAAAGCACCCGCATGCCTGACCTGCTGAAAGCCCCCTTCCCTTGGTTCGGTGGAAAGTCCCAGGTCGCATCGCGGGAGCGGATCTGGTTCTCTCCGCACTGCCTCGCGGCAAGGCAGGCCTCGCTGTTTTGATTTGACGCCTCCCGAAAAATCCAGCATCATGAAGTCGTGACAGCTCGCCGGAAGAAAAAACCAGGCCGGAAGAAAATCAAGTTCGACCTCGATCAAGTGAAAAAATTGGCCGGGTTGGGCGCGAAGGACAAGCATATTGCCGCATGGTTCGGTGTGCATGTCGATACCGTCAGCGATCACAAACGCGATGACCAGAAATTCCGGGATGCATTGGAAAGGGGACGCTCGCAAGGAGATTTGGAGCTACTCGAGATGGCGTTTGAGCGGGCGAAGACACGCGACTCGCTTCTGATTTTCTTGCTCAAGAATCGCCTGGGTTACTGTGACAACCCAGAGCCGCAGAGGACCCCGGAAGTGCTTGTGCGGTTCGTGCCCCGTCTTGATGGCACATTCGATCGTGTGGACGATCCAGAAAAGCTCAGTGGCTGATTATTTTCTACGCCGTCCCGATGATCCCGAAAAGCCTCTTGTGCTGAGAGAGCACCAGAGACCAATCGCATGGTCGAAATCGTTTGCCACTTTCGGCGCGGGCGGATGGGCCAGTGCCAAAACATGGGCAGGTCTCGGATGGCTGGAGCAATCGATCTTCCTGAATCCGGGATGCACCCACATCATCATGGCCCCGACCTACAAACTCACCCGCGAACTCGTTTCCCGTTTCATCGTCCCGGCGCTGGCTGAGCTGATCGTCGGTGAGAGCAGGCGCGACGAAACTCTCTATCTCGCAGACGGTGGCCGCATCGTATACATCTCTGGCCATGTCCCGGAACGACTGGAGATGTATACCGCTGCCAGCGCATGGCTTGACGAGGGCGCGCTCGTCAAGGGGATTATTTATACGCGACTGAACGCGAGACTCCGGGAGGCCCGGGCAAAACACCGGCGGATACTGATTACGGGAGTTCCCCATCATGGCTGGCTTAAAGACGTGTTCGAGGGACGCGACGACGCGGACCGAAAAATTGTACATCTCAGGACCTCGGACAATCTCGATCTACCCCCGGATGTCGCGGAGCGGATCAGGGCCAGCGCACCGGCCCGGATGATCGATTGCTACCTCAACGGCCAATTCGTTGCGCCCCGCGGCTCTGTGTACGCGGAGTTTGACTCCGAGATCCATATAGTCCCCTGGACGTATCGACCAGAGCTGCCGGTCATCCCGTCGATCGACTGGAGCCCGAGGACTCCTCATGTCCTGTTCGTGCAACTTGTGCCCGATGGGGTGGTCGTTGCCGGGCACCGACTCAGGAAACTGGACCAGTCGCACGAGTACGCCGGGGCAGTTGTGTTTGACGAGCTGGTCCTTGACGGCGGCGTAATCGCCCTGACCTCGCGCCAGCTCTGCGCTGAAATACGCAAGCGCGGGTATCGGCATCCGCATTTCTGCTGCGACCCGGCTGGAAAGGCCGTAGAGGCGACATCCGGAACTGATCAGATCGCGACGGCGATCGAGGTCCTGGGAATATCCCCGCGTTACCGCACTGATCGTGCCGGTAGATCGATCATCAACGGCGTGGAGCACGTCAAGGCGCTGCTGGCAGCCTCGGACGGTGTGCCCAGGCTTTACTTCGCGACCGACATGATGACTCGATGCGAGACGCTGCCGACACATCTCAGGGCGCGGGCCATAGGCAACGCCATGCGCTCCTACTCATACCCGGACGAGAAGGAGGGCAAGGCAATCGTCAATGAGCCCATCAAGGATGGCATCTCAGATCATGCATGCGATTGCCTGCGGTACCTGGTGGTCAATCATTTCCCGCTGGCCAGACTGCTCGGATCCGTGCGCAAGGGGCTGTGACTTGACAGACCGATCCGAAAAGTGTAGGTGTTGATCCATGCACGAATACATAGAGGGCAAGAAGCAAGAACTCCGTTACGGAGGCGCGACCGAGCGGATCTACTACGCGCCCGTGTTCGAGGGACGACAACGGAAGTACACCGGCACCGGCGACTCGGTCAAGATCGCCATCTACGATCCGGACGGCTCTGAGAAGCTTGCGTCGACTGCGATGAGCCAGGCCGCTGTCGGCAACATCGGCTACCTCGACTTCGACACGCAGACGGCCGAGTTCACGGTTGGCGCGAAACTCACCGGAGCCGGCGGTGCCAAGGGAATCATCAAGGCGATCTACTCCACCGGAACCTCTGGCACCATGCAGCTCACGATGATCGATGGGGTATTCGTCGACAACGAGGCAATCACCGACGATGGTCCGGCGACCGGCACCGCAAAGGCAGATGGGGTGCTGTACTCCGCTGTCTACTACTACGATTGGAACTCCGGAACGAACGACCTGGGCGAGAACTACTGCGGCAAGATCACGATCGCGGTCAACAGCATCGAGTACAAGATCGACTACATGTATTTCGACCTGGTGTTTCACCCATACGATCCCCTGGTCAGTTCCGGCGACATCGACGATCGACACCCGGAATGGTTGGCCGCGCGCTCCGAGACCTGGCCGGATTGGTGGCCTGCGATCGCGGCCGGGCACGCGGAGGTCGCGCGTCGCGTGCGCGCGCTCGGGGGGCGCTCGCATCTCATCGTTGACAGGACCCAGCTCTACCCGATCGAGATGGCCTTCATCGAGCAGGAGATCTCCGTGCGCTCCTCGAGGTTCAACGAATCTGAACGCAAGTTCTGGATTCAGCGGGCCGAAGAATCCTGGGCACAGCGGCCGGCGTTCGATTACCGAGAGGGCGATGCCGACGATACGGAGATCGACGACGAACCGCAAGTGTTCAGCGGGAGATTCCACAGGTGAGCAACACGACGCTAGAGGCAATTCGCACGGCGCTGGAGAAAGAAATCCAGAAGCTCACGCCTCCTGTCGTGGCAAAGCCGCTCGGCGTGCGCAACTTCCGCCAGCGCGCTGAGAACTCGCCATGGGAAAAGGCCAGGGCCACCGACATCGACCGGAGATTTACCTTGTCGCTACTCCCGGCCGGCCGCGTGCAGAGTTTCGGCGGACTGTCCGAGCATGAGGCACATGCGGACATGCTGGTGCGCATCGGCCACGTCAAGGGAGACAATCTCCCCGACGCGCAGGGCCGGGCTGCACAGGACTGCGCATATCTGCGGATCAAACTGGAGGACCCGACGATCTACCCGACGAGTGTTTGGAACGTAGAGTTCCAGACGCTTTCGGTCTGGAGAGAAACTGACGAGGCTTGGATTTCAGACCTGCGCTTCCGAGTCGTGTACTCGGAGGCAAACGTGTGAGGTGAGTGATGACAGTCAGACAGATGCTCTACAATTTGCGCGGGCTCGGGTTCGTCGAGGAGGGACAGTTCGGTACCGACCCGACTGGCCAAGCCAGGTTGCGCGCATTCAACGCGAGCTTCGCGCCTGGTCCGACGTTTCACGATGTGCTCTACCAGAAAACGGAATCGGCGCGCGGGCCCGACGCCCGGATCGTCGGCGGCGAAGGCGGCAAGCTCAAGTTCTCGCTCTATCTGCGCGCGCATCCGGGATACGAATGCGAGGCGCTGTCCCTCATGAAGCGCATGGGCGCAACGCTCAGCACCCAGGCGGCAAAGAGCACGCTCGTCACCGGCGGCGGGGCCAGCTCCCTGACCGTGCTGGACGCCAACGCGACCGACATCAGCGTCGGCGAAGCCATCATGCACGTTCCGGTGAGTGGGACCGTCTCGATCCGATTCGTCGAGCGCAAGGTGTCGGCTACCGGCACCACGACCTTCACCGTCAACGCGCCCTTCGCCTCGACTCCGCTCAACGGAGATTCTCTCGCGGCGATCGATACCATCTCCCCGACGCTCGGAGAACCGGCGAAGTACTTCAGCTTCAACTTCTGGCAGGGCGACGGCGCTGGCGCAAACATCCTGAAGTGGATCGTCTCCGGATGTACGGGCAAGTGGAGCCTGGGCGCGGTCGAGGCAGGCGGTCTTCCCGTGATCGACTTCGAGTTCGATTGTGACAACTTCTCCTACTCGGAGGCCGGCACCACGACCCTGGACGACACCCTCACCGCGGCCAGGCCGATCCTGGGAGACAAGCTACTCCTGGATGGCACTGCGACGGACATCAAGAGCCTGGAGTTCGATCCTCAGCTCGCCGT